AACAACAAAGACTCAGCAACTACCAGGATCAATTCAGTCATCAGCACTATCTTTGACTGGTCCAAACTTTACAACTAAAGAAAAACCAAGAAACTTTATTTCGTATGTACACAAGTCTCTACAAGGAAAAAAGTATAAACACTTTGGAACAAGAGTGAGAATAGTTGGAAAGATAGAAAGCAGTGAAGACCGTGGGCAAACATCTAACGGTTCTTCAACATACTATGTTGTTAATGGTTCAACACCAGACAAGAACATTAATATCGCTGGAGGCTCTGCTGGAATTGCTGTAATGCTAAACCCAACGACAAATGTAGGATATTATTTTGAAATAGCAGCACTTGGTCTAGGAAACTTGTCAGAGACAGACAGAGAAAGCGTTAGTAATGTTTTCTTTTATAAAGTAAAGTCTGATAATGGAAAGGCAATCCCAGTAGGACTGTGGGACGGGTTGGCTCAGATTACTGTTGATGACGGAAGATTTACTGGCCAGTCAAGAATGTTTGCTGAGGAAAATCCAACGGTATACGACTTGGCAGTAGAATACGAAGACATAGGAAATACAAGAAGATTCTACCTATATATGAACGGAAGACTAATAAAGACAGTAGATGACAATGAACCACTTCCAGTATACTCTGATGTAGCATTATTTACAAGAGGGTCTTCAAGAGCCATGTTTGAAAATGTATATGCCTTATGTAATAACTATTCTCAGAACACATCATTCTCTTTGGGGGCACCAGTTAATTCGGTGTTTGGAGACACAGAGATTGATGCAAATGAATCATTTAGAAAGTATGCAATAAGTGGACTGATTCAAAATACATACCTATCTGGCATTGGGTCTTCAGAGCCACCAAAGTATGATATATATTTTGAAGAGTTTGGAAGTATTATGAGAGAGGCAGCAGTATTTAATTTTAAATATGACAAGGCTTATCCAGCACTAACTGCAAAGATTTCTCCAACATTTAATAAGATAAAGGGTTATGTTGTTTCTGGTTTTAGAGCAGGGTCGTATGGTGCAGAGTTTATGATCTTTAACGCAACAGATACTGCCCTAAGCCTAGATGAGACAAGTGGAAATTATTTAAGAGTACAGGGAATTACTTTTACTCAAGAATCTGACAATACTTTGACGGTTGATGAATACTTTAACAAGAATAGTCTTGAATCAAATCCACAGTTTGTAGCAGATAAACTAATTTCAAATCCGTATAAGTTTAAGCAAGACTACCAAGATATCAAACTAAGTAGAATGACTTATGGTAAAAAAGATTTTTCTTTAGACACGCCATATATTCAGTCACAAGATGAAGCGTCAAACCTAATGAAGTGGATGGTTGAAAAAACAGCAAAGCCAAGAAAGTCAGTTGGCGTTAAGATATTTGCAATACCTACAATTCAACTTGGAGATATAGTTAGTTTAGACTACAGAGAAAATGATATTAGCATGGCATCAAATTCTTCTAGTAGGTTTGTTGTATACAATATTGATTTTTCTAGAGGACCAGATGGCCCAGATATGACACTATTCTTAAGCGAGGTGGTCTAATGGTAAGTCAAATTGATGGCGGTGGAGAGGTATCAGCAACCGCACCACTACCAAAAGCAATAGTAAAAGCAGACGATAAGTCTGTAAAGATAGCAACCCCAGATCTAATTCTTTTTAATGATGAGGCTATGTCTATTGAAATAATGACAGATCTTATCTTTGAAGATATGGGTGGGTATGAACTTGCTACTATCTCTAGACACGATCTTGTAAATGGACAAAAGGTTGTTTATGCTCCAATTAAAAATTTAACAGATCTTTATCTTCAATATAACCCAAATAATGTATTAAGGCTGCAGTCTTCTGACTCTTACCTAAAGTCTTTATCTCTGTCTATCTTTGACCACCTGCCAACCTGTGGTACTGGATATGACATTTCTCCACCACCAAATAATTTAAACGAAACAGATAAAAGCAAATGGATAAAGACTCCTAACTGTAAATCAGTATACATAGACCCCATAAGTGGAGACCTAGTTATTAATCTAATTAATGTTAAAGAAAACGAGCAAGCAGAGGTTCAGGTATTGACTAGCGGAGATATTTTTAGTGATACAATATATGATGGGAGTAATTAATGATAACTAATATAGGTAAAAATCTTTTAGCCAAGTATCTTGTAGGTCAGACACAATCATATGCCTCACACATTGCTGTAGGCTGTGGACCCACTCCAGTGGCTTCAGATGGGGCATTTCAAGACTACTCACTAAAGAAGTCTTTGGACTTTGAGATGTTTCGTGTGCCAATTATCTCTAGAGGTTTCGTAAATGAAAACGGTATTGATAAGGTAGTGCTTACAGCAGAACTACCAACAGAAGAAAGATACGAGATTACAGAAGTGGGAATCTTCTCTGCTGCATCAAATCCAGTCGCTGGATCATTTGATAGTCGAAATATATTTTCTTTTGCAGACACAGACAACTGGTTATATCAGCCAATTGGTTCTGCTGCAATAGATATACCAGTAAGGTACGAGCCACTTGATGGTAGTGCTGAGAATGGAATAATAAATCAAACAGTTAATGTTTTTGCAACAAATGCAGATAACAGAATCTTTACGCAGTCAGATAGAATAGCAAGACACGAAAGATGTAGGTTCTTAAATAATATAATTGCGATTGTTGGAAATGATTCTACTTTAACAACAAACTCTTCAGGAAAGATTCAGATTGGAGCAGGGTCTAAATATATTAGACTTAATGAGACAACTGTAGATCTTACCAAGAACAGTCCACTAGATGAACTAAGGCTTGCATTTTCTGTTGTTAACAAGGTTGCAAACTCAAACACAATACCAGACAATGTTAAGATATTGTTAGAATTTTCTCATGCAGGATTAAACTCAACTCAGGAATATGCTAGGTTTGAAGTAAATATTGACGACGAAGGATTCCTTGCTGGCACAGCAACAGAAAAAGAAAACTTCGCAACTAATAGATATGTTGTGGCTACAAAGGCTCTTAAAGATTTGAATAAGACAGATAACTTTGACTGGAGAGAGACAACATCTGTAAAGATTTACTCATGTGTTACTGAGGCTGGTTCTCCAACCGATCTATTTTATGTATGCTTAGATGGTTTAAGACTTGAAAATATTACATCAACAAATTCATTATACGGTCTTACTGGATACTCTGTAATCAAGAGCATAGGGTCAAAGCCTATTATTAAGTCAGCAAACACAACAAACTATATTGAGTTTAGATTTGCTCTGGATGTTGGATAATGGCAGATAAAGGTATTAAGAACGTCATAATCAAAAAAGATTTACTTGGCAAGGTAACTTCTTCAAACTCAAGAGTTGTTAGATTTAGACTTATATCAGAAGATAAAAACAGAAAGTCAGCATATTCAAAAATCTTTATTACAGGATCAGAAGCGGTCATCGTTGGACCAGGAGATCTTAATGTTGTTGGTAATAGTATATTGGTAAACTGGTCTACTGGTCAGATTTCAATTCAAATAGTCTACGACATTTTTGCAGGATTTGATGGGGCAGTTCCAAAATATATAGGATCAACAGGATCTCAAAATTATTCTTTTTTAAAAACAGGAACACAATCTGTTAGGGTAGTAGTTCAGGCATCATCTATTGCGCCCAAACTTTCAGAAGGATTAGAAGTATACGACTCTGGAATCGTAAGTCTGGTATAATTGTATTATGGCAATTCTACCTGTACCAGAGCGAGGACAACCTTTAGACGTAACATACATCTATCAGATTGTTAAGGCTATTAATGATCTCTCTGTTCAGGTATCTCCATCAACATACAAGTATGTAACAGTAGACACCCCAAATGCTGGAAAGCAAAGCGTTAAGGCATCTGAGGCAAGAATTATTGGAGGCTATGTTCAAGTAACAACAAGCACAACACAAACTGCTGGATCTTCGCAACCTTTTGCTTATGATTTTCCAAGCGAGTTTAAGTTTGCTCCAGTGGTGACAGCAACTCCAGTAAACGTCGGAAACACAGATGCTGGTAAAGATGTAACAGTTACACTAAAAAGTGTTTCAACTTCAAAGGTTGAGGGCACTGTTAAGTTCAATGCTGGAGGAGACACAAGCATTGGTATTAACCTAGTAATTATCGGAATACCAAATTAATGATTAAATGTAAAAAATGTAATGGAAGAATGTTTATAGACAGGCAGTATACAGAAATAAACAACCTAGAACTATATTGCATACTTTGTGGATCAAGAAAGTTTTTTCATCCACCTAGCAATTCTCAGGAGGGCCTATGGCTACTAAAAAAGGAACAATTGAGAGCGAAAAATACAATGAGTCACCTGTAATACCAGGTAACAAAAAGGTTTGGTTTCTTAACGGGGACTTAGTTAGAATTCATCACTACAACCATTCTAATGGGATAATGTCTGTTTACAATATTACAAAAGATCAGATTGAAAGTTGTCTGATAAGTGAGTTTAAAAATAAAAGAGAACGAGCATATACCGTTGGTCAGACTGCTGATTTAGTTAATCGTCACAAAAAATATATGCCATCATTAATGAAACGAGGAGTCATTCCATTTCCAACGGGATCTCAAAAAGGTGGGGCAAGAGGATTCCAGGTAAGATCATATTATTCAGAATCGCAGGTAAAAGAGATACGTGATATACTTGCTACACACCATATTGGAAGACCAAGAAAAGATAAATTAATAACAAATGATATTACTCCCAGCAAACAAGAGTTGACACGAAGAATGGGCGATGGTATACTTACTTATAGAAGAACTGAAGATGGACGATTTGTTCCAATTTGGAATGAGTCTATTTAACGAAGGGTATAAAATGTCAGACAGCAATTATGTAGTAACGAATGAACCAACAAAGGTATCTGTAACGCTTGGATACACATTAAATCTAGGAAATTTTCAATCACTAAGACTTGATCTTGGCGTTGTTGATAGTTCACGCAACGGAGAGACAGTAGATCAATCTTTTGAGCGTGTATATAAGTTTGTTGAAGACAAACTAACTGCAAAGATTTTAGAAGCCCAATCGGAGGCTGCTGAAGGATAATGGCAGAACGCAAAGACCGCATGGCTTTGCTTTCAAGATACAGCAAGTATCATACCGCAAGGTACGAATCAAAGCCATCGCTAAACCTTAATGTAGAGCAATGGGCATCAGATGCTCTTGTTGAGTCATATACTCTACCAGGATGCTACGACATACTTGAGTATTACTTTTCAGTTGCAGAGAATCCTTCATGGAACTACTTTGCATACAATGCAGAAAAAATATTGCAGGCACAAAGAGATAAAGTTAAAGACACAGAAGAGAGAGTAGAGCGCAGACGAATGGCAAAGGAGTGGTTGAGTGAATAATACAGAGGCAAAACTACTTACCGCTGTCTTAAAAGATAAGCAGATACATGTTCTTCTTCAGGCAAATGTTGACAACCTTCTAAGAACCCACGGAGATATTTGGAACTTCGTAAGACTATATTTTGAGAACAACTCAGTCCTTCCGCCAGCAGAATTAGTCACCGAAAAGTTTAGAGACTTTGAGCCAGTTGCTGGTGTTGGTGCAACAAAGCATCACCTTGAAGAACTTCAGGGCGAGTATCTAACAGATAGCCTAAAGGACATCATTAGGTCTGCAGCATCTGAGATTCAGAACAATAATGGAACTGGTGCGCTTAACGAATTAATTACTAAAACTTCAGAATTAAAAAAGAACACTGCTGCAATTCGTGATATTGATGTTACAGATCTTGAGTCCGCTATTGCATATTTTGAAAATGTAAAGAAGCAGCAAGCACTTGGACTATCTGGAATTAAAACAGGATTGCCAGGGTTTGATAATTATCTACCCTCTGGGATTATGCCAGGACAACTTGGTGTTTTTCTTGCTTATCCAGGAATTGGAAAGTCATGGCTTGCACTTTACTTTGCTGTTCAGGCATGGAAGCAGGGTAAGTCACCAATGGTAATCTCTCTTGAAATGTCTGAGACTGAAGTTCGTAATCGTGTATTTACAATTATGGGTGAGGGTCGTTGGTCACATAGAAAAATTAGTAATGGTGAGATTGAAATTGATATGCTCAAAGAATGGCATGCGAACAATCTTGCAGGCAAGCCAGAGTTTCATATCATCTCAAACGATCAAGGCGGAGAAATTAACCCATCAGTTCTTCGTGGAAAGATCGATCAGTACAAGCCAGACTTTGTAATCGTTGACTATCTTCAGTTGATGGCTCCTAATCAGAAGTCAGATAATGAGACGGTACGAATGAAGAATCTTTCAAGAGAACTTAAACTAATGGCTATTGGTGAAGAGGTTCCTATCATTGCTATCTCATCTGCTACACCAGATGATGTTAATGACCTCTCTACAGTCCCTACACTGGGTCAAACAGCCTGGTCTAGACAGATTGCTTATGATGCTGACTGGGTTCTTGCTTTGGGCCGTGGAACTAACAGCGACATCATTGAGTGTGCATTTAGGAAGAACCGTAATGGTTTTATGGGAGATTTCTTGGTTCAGTGCGACTTTGACAAGGGATACTACAGGTATAAAGACTTTGAAGATAAGTAGTTATAATATGGTATGTCAAAAAAGAGTGCTAACACTTATGATTCATACCATCATAAAACCATCAAAAGGTTTTACCTTGATGGCATAATCCATGACGACTCAATGATTGGAAGGCTCAAAGATGAGTATATAAGATTATTGATATCAGAAATGAAACTGAGTGGTTATGTGCCAAGAATTGATCTTGACCCAGATTTCACCATAAGGTATAATGATATAAAGAACTTTTTTGAATTTAAACTATCGGTACAGGCAGTCTACGCAGGGAAGAGGAAAAGCGAATGGATAGCAGGAATAGACGGAACCAATCCAATATTTATTCCGCAGAACAAGTCAAGCGAGTCCTTACAGGATCGGGTATAACAGTAGAGTCTGAACTTGATGCAGACTTTATGATATTTTGTCCATTTCACAACAACCACAGAACACCAGCAGGAGAAGTTCAAAAAGGCAGCGGAATGTTTTTTTGTTTTTCTTGTCAGAAATCTGCAGACCTTATAGAACTTGTTATGCATACTTCTGGAAGAACATATTTCGAGTCTGCTAGATTTATTAAGAGCAAAGAAAAGTTAACTAATCTTACTACAGAAATTGACAAGGTCCTTGTAAAAGAAGAACAATACAAAACCTTTGACGAATTAATTATAAAAAGATTGCATAACAATCTTGTTGCTTCTGAAAGAGCAAAAAATTATTTTACATACAGAAAAATTGAAAAGGCTTCATGCATTAAGTTTGTTTTGGGGTATTCAGAAAAACAAGACATGGTGACAGTACCAGTTCATAGTCCAGATGGAATACCACTTGGCTTTGTTGGAAGGTCTATTGAGGGTAAAGACTTTAAGAATACACCAGGCTTACCAAAAAGCAAAACGCTTTTTAACTTGCATCGTGTTAAGAAATCTGATAGAGTATACGTAGTGGAGTCTTCTTTCGATGCCATCAGGCTTGATCAGGTAGGACTTCCAGCAGTAGCAACACTTGGCGCAAATGTGTCAAGCACACAGATAGAATTGCTTCAAAAGTATTTCAATAACATAATTGTTATTGCAGATAATGATGAAGCGGGAGGAAACATGAAGGATAGAATAGTTGAAAAACTTTCTAGTCGTGTTTCCGTTATTAAACTAAACAATCAGTATAAGGATATTGGTGATATGCCAGACGAAGAACTTAAAAACTTAGAGTTCCAGTTTGACAAAGCAATATCTCTTATGCTAAACTAATATAACAACCAAAGGAGAATAATATGAGCGTAGTAAAGGGACTCAAGAACATCAATGCCCTGCTCGACAAGCCAAAGTATGAAAACGACGGGCCAAAGGTAAAGTGGCTAAAACTTGCAGACGGTCAGTCTGTAAAGATTCGATTCATCGAAGAACTCGATGAGGATTCTGCAAACTATAATGAAAAGCGTGGACTAGCACTTGTTGTTAAAGAGCACGTAAATCCAAAGGACTACAAGCGTAAGGCTGTAGATACAATGGAATCAGAAGGCCGTGACTGGGCAGAAGAAATGCACCGCAAGGATCCAAAGGCTGGATGGCGTGGCCGTCTTCGCTTCTATTGCAACGTACTTGTTGACGATGGAATTGAAGCACCATATGTTGCAATCTGGTCAATGGGTATCAGCAAGCAGTCATCATTCAACACAATCCGTGAGTATGCACTAGAAACAGGGAGCATCTCAAACGTACTGTGGAAGTTGAAGCGTAATGGTCAGGGAACTGAAACTAATTACACACTTATTCCATCAGCACCAGACAAGGAACCATTTGATTGGAAGGACATTGAGCCTTATCCTCTTGAGTCAGCACTTAAGAAGATTCCTTATGCCGAACAAGAAGCATACTATTTGGGCTTTGATGGCCCATCCGTAACTTCATCTACCAACGCAGATTGGTAATATGAACTACGTCGGCTTACATGTCCACACCCATTTTAGTTTATTTGATGGGATTGCTACTCCAGAAGAATACGTTGACCGTGCAGTTGAGTTAGGGATGCCAGCGATTGCCATCACTGAC